GCCGAACTCCTCTATCAGGGCAAATTAAGCCAACAGCAGTCCGAGTGGGATATCGAACGCCGCCCGCGTACCGAGAAAAATCAGGCGGTGCTGCAGGCTGCACTCGATAAACAGGCGGATCTGGCCGAACAGACGCGCGTGTTGAGCCTGAGCCTGGAAGCCGCGCAACGCCAGCTGGTCACTGTCCAACAACAGCTTAAAAAGAGGATCAGCTATGCCGTACAAACCGATGGTCACCATTTTACAGGCCTTGGCCCTGACAGCCTGCGGCTCTACCGCGCCGTCCTTAGCTACCCCAACACTGGTGCTGGAGGTGGGTCAAACACCACCGGTGGCACTGCTGAGCATTTCGCCGATGCCTGCACCTCCCGGGGAATAAGTCCTGGCCCCTTACTTGACCATGCGACCGAGTACGGTGCCTGGTGCCTGACGTTACGCAATAAACTGGAAGCTTTGAATGCCTTTTACACCCCGGGGAGAACCCCCAATGACCATTGATATGGCTTTCAACCTTGCTATCGGGATCATCGCGTTTTTAGGTGGGTTATGGATCCGCACCCAGCAGGAAGATATCAAGGGTGTGCGCGGTGATTTGATGAATGTCCGGCAGGACTACCAGCGCCGATAAGACCCCCAGAGGGACATGACTTTAGTCAATATCATGATGCAGGATATCAAGAACAGCGTGCAACGCATAGAAAACAAACTCGATCGCAAGGTCGACAAATAAACGAGAAAGCCATGGCCAGAAAACACAGTACCCGCCGTACCCGTTGAAACCGCATGGTGCCCGAACTGGCCGAACTGCCAAAAATCAGCACCCAGCTTGACAGCATCGAGCAGCGCCTGGACACCATGCAGAACGCCGCCGTGAAAAGCGCCGCCATTGCAGGTGCGGCAGCGGGTGCGGTCACAGGCGGCATCGTTGCTGCCGGTCTTGCCATGATCAAGGCTCGATTGGGATTTTAATGGCGCATCCAAAGGAAACCCGTGACCCCCTGCGCAGAGCTTATGTGTTCAGCACCATGTTTCTGGAGCTGGCGGCTATCCAGTGCGGCGTCAGCTTTGCTACGGCAAGACGCTGGAAGAAATAGGCGAAAGAAAACGGTGATGACTGGGACGTGATCCGCAGCGCCAACATGCTAGCCAGCGGCGCGCTGGAAGATGTGGCGCGCTCCATCCTGGCCAGCCTGATGACCCAGTTCCAGGTTATGCTGGAGAAGGTCAACACCGACGACGACATCCCGGCCCAGTAGCGCGTCACGCTGCTGGCATCGTTGACCGATGGCTACAGCAAAGCCATTGCAGCAAGCAAGAAGATTTTGCCGGAGACCAACTAGTTGGCGACGTCGATGGAAACCATAAAGCTGTTTTCCACCTTCATCCAGGAACATTACCCTCAGCATTTGACGGCGTTCGTGGAGGTAATGGAAGCCTTCGGGCCAGTTTTGTAGAAAAACTGTGGCTAATAAACTGATTGAGCTGACGGCAGAGACCACTATCCGGGCTGACGAGATAACCAGGGTCTGGGTCAGAAACGACGGCGACGTCTTTGCCAAACTGCGCGACAGCGCAATCCACACCGTCGATCGCCAGTACGGTGAAACCCCTTTCCAGGCGTCAGCTCGTATCAAAGCCCAGATAGAGGCAGCGCTGGCATGAAACAACACTGCAGGGACGCGTATGCATTCTGCTGCTTGGAATTTCTAAGCCGCTTCTCGTGCGCTGTGAGAACGGTGCCAATGCGGATGTTCTGGCCCAGGCAATGACTGCTCGCATCAATGCCGTGATGGCCGACTGCCACAACGGCGTTTAAAGCGTATTTACAGGGTATTAAGGGCGAGATATGGTAGCTAAATTTTCCATTCGAGAGTTCCAAAAATCGTTGACGGCGCTGGTTTCCAACCTGCTCTGCACTATCGAGGCGGAGTGCATAGGCTTTGATACCGGCGCGGCGGCCACGACCGAGCGGCGTAGGCGCGTCGCCGAGGCGCAGAACGGCTACCACTATTTCGTGCAGACCCACTTTCCGCACCATGTGCGCCACGTTGACCCCAGCGAGCTGCATGTGTATCTGTTCAACCGTCTGCCGCAAATCGTGGCCAGCCCCAAGGGTAAACAGGATGCCATGGCCGCCCCCGTGGCGATGCAAAACCCACCCTGGTCAGTCAGCTGTTTGTACTGTGGTGCATCATTCGGGCTATCAAACGCTATCTAGTCATCATCATGGACAGTATCGATCAGGCCTACCAGATGCTGGAGGCCATCAAGGCCGAGCTGGAGTTTAACCCCGCCTGTTGGTGGACTCCCCCGAAGCGTGCGGCGCAGGCCGCGTCTGGCAGATGGGTACTATAAAGATCGTGCCGCCGCCAGGCGGTGCCGGTGTCAAGATGGACGTCGTCTATATCGGCACTATCCTGCATTACGATTCGGTGCTGTCCCGCACCTTGCGCAATCAGCTGTGGCGTTATGCGCGGTTTAAAGCCCTGCGCCAGTGGCCCGCTAATATGGCACTGTGGGACACTTGGGAGGATATCCTGCCCAACGACGGCGAGGATGCTGCCAACGATTTCTACAGGATGCACTAGGCGGAGATGAACGAAGGCGTGGTAGTGTCCTGGTTGGCACGGCCGCTGCTCGCGTTGATGCTTATCAGCGCCCGTGATGGCCATGGCACCTTTGACGCCGAATACTAGAACGATCCTGTCAGCGGTGAAGGGGCGATATTTACCCATTGCCTTCAATTCTGGGTCAATCGATTCAATGAATGGCTGTTTTACGGCGTGTGCGACCCCAGTCTTCGCAGGGCCGGGGCCAGCCGTGACCCGTCGACAATCCTGGTCGGTGGCTTTAACCGCACCACTGGCATTCTGGATGTGGTGTAAGGCCCACATCCACAAGCGACTGCCGGACAAGATAATCAGCGACATTATCGAACTGCACATTGACTACCATTGCCTGGTATGGGGGATCGAGTCGGTGCAGTTTCAGGAGTTCCTGCGCACCGAGCCGGTCAAGCGATAAGCGGCGCTGGGCTATCCCGTTCCGGCGCTGGCCATCATTCCCCATGCGGATAAGCTGCTGCGCATCGAGACCCTGCAGCCCCATATGGAAAACGGCCGCATCAGCCTGCACACCACGCATAACACGCTGATCCAGCAGTTGCGCCACTTTCCCAAAGCATACCATGATGACGGCCCCGATGCCCTGCATATGCTCTGTAGCCTGGCGATCAGCAGTACCCCGTCGTTTGAGTTCCGTTCCGCTACTTCATCCCGTGGCCGTCGTGGGCGCGTTGGTTTTTCTAAAGGAGGCTGGTGATGCCTACATTGGTTTATATTCACGGCAATCCCCTGTCATCCGGGACGCTTAAACAGCAGCAATCAGAGACCACCGAGGGGAGCTACCTGCGCCGCCAGTGGGCGGCGCACCCTTCCCTGGGTATTGATATCCATCGGCTGTACCGCATTTTCAGGAGGCTGAACAGGGCAACCTGACCCGCCAGGGGGATTTCTTCAGCGATATGGAAGAGCGTGACAGCCACCTTTTTGCTGAGCTGAGCAAGCTCCGCCGCGCAGTTATGCAGCTCAACTGGATCATAGAGCCACCGCGCAACGACAACACCCACGAAAAGCCATGGCGGCGGAGGCCAACGAGTAGTTCCAGTACTTGCCGGAATTCGAATCGCTGTTGTTCGATATACTGGACTCCATCGGGCACGTGTTCTCGCCGGTCGAGCTGGAGTGGGAACGCCCCGAGGGAATCTGGTTGCCCAAAGCCTTCCACAAGCGTCCGCAACGTTGGTTCCAGACGCCCCAGTTCCAGGGCAACACCATCACACTGATTGACATCTCCCAGAACGGCGCACCGCTGCAGCAGTTCGGCTGGATCTTGCATCAGCACCGCGCCAAAAGCGGCTTTCTAGCTGAAAGCGGCCTGTTCCGTATCCTGGCCGAGTTCCTGGAGATCTACGGTCTGCCCATGCGTGTGAGCAAATACCCGTCCGGCACCATTGAAGACCAGAAAGACATTCTGATGGATGCCATCATGAGTCTGGGCCACGATGCGGGTGGCATTATCCTCGATGGCATGTTAATTGAATTCTAGTCTGCCGCCCAGGGCCAGGTTGACCCGTATCAGTTCATGATCGAGTCGTGCGAGCGCACCCAGTCAAAAATCATCCTGTGGTCGACGCTGACCGCGCAGCCCGACGGCAAGACCAGCACCAATGCCCTGAGTAACGTGCATAACGAAGTACGTCACGATATGATGGCCAGTGATGCGGTACAGTTGGCTGGTACACTGACGCGCGAGGTGTTGTACCCGCTGGTGGTGCTTAACGGCTACACCGATATCACACCATGCCGGATGTAGCGCTTTAAATTTGACACCCGTGAACCGTAAGATATGGCCCAGACCGCCACAGCCGTTGACCGGCTTGTCTGTGCCGTAGTTACTGTCACGGTGGATTAGGCCTTGGAAAAAACCGGGATGCCTGCAACGAAGAAGGGCCAGGCACTGCTTCAGCCGATAACGACCAGTTTTGGCCCGGTGGGGCTGATTCAGTCCGCCGCCCTGACGCGGCTGGCGGCGCTGACGTCTACCGGCACCATGGTGGAAAACGACCCTGTCCAGGTCGCCATCGACCGCCGTTGATGGCGGCACTGGAACGGGGGGCATTCGCCGGACGAAACCATGGCCATGCTGGCGACGGCGTATCTGCAACTGGACGACAGCGAGCTGCGCCAGCTGATTGCCCACGGCGACGGGAAGTAACCATGTACGACACCCGCGACGATATGGTGACCCGGTTCGGCGAACGGGAAGTGATCTCCCTGACCGACCTCACCTATACCGGTGCAATTAACGATCAGGGGCTGGCAGGTGGGTTATCCGCCGCCAGCGACGAGATCAACGGCTGCATCGCCGGGCGCTACCGCCTACCGCTGCCCAAGTTGCCGCACATTCTGAAATAGATTGCCTGTGACATTGCTCGCTACCGCTTGACCGGCACCGAGCGTATTTGCAGCGAACAGATCCGCGACCGTTACCGGGACGCCATCCGCTACCTGGAGGGCGTGGCGGCGGGTCGCGTCAGCCTGGGCACGTTTGAAGATACCCGCACCAACGTACCATCCTGCGCTACAGGGGTGAAGTTCTTTTCTGGTCGGCACACCTGGGCACGGAGCTCTAACGGTGGAGGGGTTACTGATGATTAGCGAAACCGAACTGGCCATGATTGAGCTTCTGCGCATCGGTCTGGGCCAGATGGTAAAAGAAGTGAGCAGCTACAGCGGCGAACTGGACGACGTCGGGGCCAACGACCGGGCGTTACCGGCAGTGTGGATCACCTTTCTAGGTATCCAGAGCACCACGCCGGTCAGTACGGGTAAAAATCCTTTTCGCATGAATGCCCGCTTCGCGGTGATGGTCACAGCGTATAGCGTGAGCCAGGAAGCAGCGCAGCGACGGGGTGAGCCACGGATTGATGAGGTGGGATGCAATCTTATCATCCGCTCTGTTCGTCGCCTGCTGACCCGCCAGAATATGGGTTTGCCGATTGAGCCGTTTTTACCGGGTCGGATGCGTTCGATTTTCAGTTCCTGGCCCAATGAAAAAGCTAGGTCGGCCTATGCTTGCGAGTTCGACACCATCTGGATAGAAGATGCACTGGAGTGCATCCACTGGCCTGCGCCGGAGGGTAACGACGACAACGACCGGCTGTTTGCCTGGTATCGCGGGCGGCTCGATAAGCCTTATTCGATACATGAAAGCACCGGGCTGACGTATCACATGGATGGCCAAGTCCCGGCGGTAGCGCAAGATAATATTTCTACAGGCACAAAAGACCATGATTAACGTGATCGCCTGCAAAGGTGTCCGGGCGCCGAAAGAAGAGACGCCCAATCGTTATATCACCGCCAGCGAAACGGTCAGCGTGGCGCAATCCGCTTACTACCGTCGCCGCTTGCGTGAAGGTGATTTATTGTTGGCCAAGGACGCGCCGTCGGGCGATGAACCGACGGTTAACTTTTCAGATGAACAGACTATTCCCGCCAAGGTTAAGGGGGCGGGATGAGTATTGATGCCACTATCTCAATCCCGACGTATAAACCGGGGTATTACTTCAGGTTTAACACCACGCTGGACTCCCGTGCCCTGGCGACCAATGACCAGAAACTGGTGATTTTGGCCCAGCGCACCACGTTGCCTATAGTGGCGTAGCGATTAACGCCGGTCGATGTGTTCAGCGACGAAGAAGCTGCTGTGTACTTCGTTCGCTGCTCCCAGGCGGAGCGTATCGCCAAGGCGGCGATTTACGCCAATGGCTATCTGCAGCTGGCGATTGTCGGTCTGGAAGATGCTGATGCTGCTGTCTCCGCTACTGGGGCGTTGACCCTGTCCGGTGCCGTAATAGGATTGGGCCAGGCCCGCCTGTTAGTGTGTGGCGTGACTGTCGTCACAGCCGTGGCCAGCGGCGATATGGCGGATATCGTGATGACTGCGCTTGCGAAAGCCATTAACACGCGCCAGGAACTGCCCCTGTCTGCCAGCGTGGAAGACATCCCGGCGGAGGGTGGTGCCAAAGCGCCAGGCAAGTAAATTACCCTTATTGCCCGTAATAAGGGCACAGTGGGCAATCAGGTCGGCTTGACTGCCACGGTGAACGCTACCGGGCTAACGGCCACCTTGAAGGCCATGAGCGGCGGTCAGGGGGACCCCGAAATGGATGATGCCCTGGCAGCTATCTTCAGCGCCGGTCATACCTTGATAATTTCGCCGTACTCCGATGCGGGTTCACTGCGCATCTTGTCCACCCACCCGGATAAGGTCTACGAGCCGCTGGAGCAGCGCGGCGCAGTTGGTGTCACCGGGTGTAACGGGACGCTGTCCGCTGGCACCACGCTAACCACGACTGTTAACGCCGCGCGCATCACGATGGGCTGGTATAACGGCTCCGTACTGCCGAACGGAGGGCTGGTCGCTGTGTATGCCGCCATCATGGCCAGCGAGTCCGATCCGGCGCGCCCGCTCAACACGCTGACACTGCCGTTGCTGGATATCACCGCGCAGGACAAGTGGCCGGGGTGTACAGAACAGGAGAACGCACTGAGTAACGGGTTGACGCCGTTTGATGTCAGCGGCAGTGGCGTACAAATTGTGCGCGCCGTCAGTACCTACGTCAAAAACGCGATGGACGTCACCGACCGGTCAATGATGGATATTACCATCATTCGGTCCCTGGACTAAGTGCGCCTGGCATGCCGTACCGGCATGAGGCTGCATTTCCCGCATAAAAAGCTGACCGACACCCGGTGTTCGCGTATCCGCTCCGAGTTGCTGGACGTGTTGTATGCGCTGGAAACCCTGGAAATCGTCTAGAAGGTGGACGCGCTGAAAGACCAGCTCATCGTTACTCGCAACCTGCAGGATGATACCTGCGCCGATGCCACCATCCCCGCATCCATCGTTCGCGCCCTGGATATGTTTGCGGGCCCCATTTACAGCAGATAAATGGGGCCAACATGGCACTGGAATAAACAGGCTCTATCGTGCTTGAAGTCAACAGCACCGAAGTGGAGGTGAGGGAGTTCAGCCCCCGTGAGACCACCGGTAAAAAACTGGTCAAGACCATAAATAGCGCCTGACGCGCTAAGGGTTACACGCAAGGGATTGCTACCTGGGAGTTGTCCATCAATGCTGTGGTGCCGGTCGACTAGAACATCAAGTGGACGAAGATTGCCGGGGCGACACTGACACAGTACCCGCTGACCGGCGGCAAGCGTAGCACCTATCAGGATGTGTTTGTGGCCGAGGTGAGCGAGCAATACACCGTTGATAACGAGGACCGTATCAATGTCAGCGCCTTTGCACTTAACAAGATTGAGAAATAACCGCTGGAGTTTACCCATAGCGCCACCTTGCCAATCGGCATCTTTTATCAGGATAAATTGCACCGTGATTTTACCATCCACATGAGCACGGTGGGCGATGAAATTGCTGTGGTGGAAACGGCATTCCGGATTCTGGCACCCTAGTCGGCGTGCTGGCACGCTGCCTCACCACCTTGCGCAGCATTCTAGAAGAGGAGATCACTTATCAGCTGTTGTGTGATGCGCTGGTGTCCGAGGACTACCAAGCCCTGCGCACTGCCCAGCAAGAGGTGAAAAAAAGCTCAGCGAGCTGAGGAACGCATCGGTGATTACCGATACGCCATTATCCGGCTTGGCCAGTACGGCTACAACGAAGAACGCGTCAGAGGACTTGGCGCTGTAGCATTGAGCGGGGTTCTTGATGCCATCCATCTCCCGGAGAACCCCAAAGCCTGGAAAAAGAACACCTCGAACACCGTAAAAAGCCTCCGCCGGGCACGTAGCGGGCGTGGTGACTCTCCTGCCCACTGCCGTAAGCACAGCCGGAAATAGCGTATGGCCCGTGAATTTGATACCCAGATAAAGTTTGGGGTAACGGATAACGCGACGCAGCGCATCCGCGCCCTATCTGCTGAATTACGCGGCATGAGCAGCGCCCACGAGACGATCGGCATTAAGTCGGAGCGTAACATTCAGCGCGAGATCGCCCGCACTATTGCCTCCTATAACCGCCTGGAGCGCAGTGGATCGCTGTCAGCGAACGAACAAATCCGCGCCTATGACAAGATGCAGTTCAGCATTGCCCGGCTGCGCCAGCAGATGGCCGGAGCCGAGCGTCAGCTGCGCAGCTGGGGCAAGGCGGCATTCGCCATCGGCAGCGGTATAGCGGCAGTAGCGATAACGCTGCGCAAGCCGATCAATGACCAGGCCAGCTACAGTATGCACTTGGCGGAGCTGTCCAACCTCGCCTTCAATAAAGAGGACGTAGCCGCACGCATCACGGGCAAAAAGCAGCTGGATGCCAGTATCCGTAGGGCGCTGCGGTCGGGAGGTGACACACCGGAGCAGGGGTTTGCCGCCCTGCAGTCGATGATCCGTTCCGGCTCCATGACCGTGACCGAGGCTCAGCAGTTGCTGCCTGGCGTCATGATGAATGCCTCTGCTACCGGCTCTGACCCATAAGCCGTGGTTAACCTGCAGGCCAGCGTCTATAACTTCGGTCTGTCAAAAAAAGATGCGCTCTCTGCGCTGAGTGTGACCATCACTGCGGCATAGCATGGCCGCTTAGGTGTCCCGTTTTTTGGCTAGGGAAATGCCCAAGACGCTGGAGTCGGGGAAATCGGCCGGTTTTAAAGGCCGTGCGGGGTTCTTCTAGGTCGCGGCGCTGTTTGAAGCTGCCGCCATCGGTGCCGGTACGCCGGAAGAGGCGGCGACCAACGTCACCAACCTGTTGTCCGAACTGACCTCCAGTAACCTGTCCAATAACGCCAAGCACATCACGATCAAGAGGAAAAGCGTCGATTTTAAGGCGTTATCCGTCAAGTATGTGGCCAAAGGGCTGACGCCCCTCGATACCGTCAATAACCTGGTCTATACCGCCCTAAAATATGATAAAACCATTAGGCTCTTAGTAATAAGCTGGCCAACACCCAAGATGAAAGTGAACGTACATCGCTGGAGGCTCAGCGTGACCTGATTGAGGGGCAGTACATTTCGCAACTGTTCTCGAACCAGTATTCCAAAAATGCCTTCCAACTCTATCGCCGGCAAATACCCTATTTCAACAAGCTGCAGCATGAGCAGATGTAACAGTTTGATCTGCCGGCAGATAAGCGGTCTGCCGAGCTGGACTTCGACCTGATTAAGCAGGAGCCGGAGTTCCAAATACACCAGGCGCAGAACGAGAAGCGTTTTGCCACTAACGATGCAGTGGCCCCATTAGCTAAACCACTGTGCTATCTGGCTGACTATAGTTCCAAGCTGGCCCAAGAGTTCCCAGGGCTAACCACAGCGGCATCCGGTGCAGCCGTCGCGATTACGGCGCTGGGGGCTGCTGCAGTGAAATCTGGCGCTGACCTGCTGATGAGCCGTAGCGGCGATATCAAGGGCGGCAAGGCTGGCGGTGACGTTCTGGGTAAGCTCAAGGGACTTTTCAGCAAAGGCGTTTCCGCAGTTGCCGAAGGTGCAGAGACTGCTGGTAAAGTCGCGGGCATGTTGAAGTAGGGGTCATTCCTGGGTGAAGCCGCGATGGCTTATCAGGGTTCACAGGATTTTCCGTTGATTGATATCCAGCGCGTTAAAGACCAGGCCGCCAAGACCCGTGCCAGGGGCGGCGAATCCAACCCGGCAATGATGGCGCTGATGCCCAAACCTGCCGGAGCGCTGGATGCCCTAGACGAGATCCGCAATTGGTTCTCCGGCAGTGGCCAGGATAAACCTGCGGATAAAGCTGCTGCAGCGGCACCTGAGCTAGCAGTACCGACCGTTAATCTAACAGTCACGCTGGATAAGCGCGAGATTGCTACCGCTGTAGAGCAACGTTTTAACCGTAATATGAGAAGAAAATAATGGTTGATATAGTGCATGACCTGTCAGGTTCGCTGGGCATCGATACGCTGCTTCCGGCATCGTTCCGTGGCGTTGAGTTTGATTGCTCCTATACTCGCGACACGCTGTCCAGGGATACCGTGGCCTATGAGTATCCCTACCGCGACGGGGACGAGGTAGAAGACCGGGGCATGAAGGCGATGAATTTTCGTCTTTCTGCGTTGTTTTAAGGCAACCGCTATCAAACCGAACAGAAAGCTTTCCTGAAGATGCTGAAAGAGGCCGGTTCTGGTGAGCTGATCCACCCAGTCTATGGCTCCATCCCTAAGGTGCAGTTTTTGGAGGCCGCTGTCGAGCATGACGTCGAACCGCTCAATGCCACCAGCGTTGAGCTGGTCTTTATCGAGGCGACCACCGAGCAGGCGCTGTTTGCCACAGTCTACCCGTAGATCAGTACCGACAGCCTGCTGGACACCGTGAAGAAAGGCTTCAGCGATACTATGGGGTGGATTAAACAGGCTCAAGATGCGATGAGCCGGGTCAGTAACATTATTGCGTCGGCAGAGTGCGTGGTGCAATCGCTGGCTAATGAGATCCAGAGCACCATCGGCAGTGCCATGAACTATCTGGACTACCCAGCGGCCTTTATCTCAGTCCTGAAAACATTTCTGTCGGCCTTTACTCACCGTCTGGACTTTAACGAGGTAACTCGCCTGACCGACTGGCTGGCGGTACGCGCCCTGGGCAAGCAAGTGATCACACTGCAGGACAAACGTTTCACCGCCTCACAATCTGCCGATAGCGGCGGCTTGTTTGTGTCAACGCTGTACCCCGCCAGCATCCTGCCCCAGGAAGATCGTGACCGTATTAATCAGGTTATCCGCTTGGTCGTCATCAGCGAGTGGGTGGAAGTCGCCGCCGATATTATGCAGTACGAAAGCGAGATCCCGACCCTGTCCGCGACGGATGTCGAGCGCATCATCTATGATGTACGGTCACTGATTGTTGAGGCCATCCAGGTACAGCGATCCATGATGGCCACACGGCAACGGCAGGCGAAATTGACCTATGGCGTAACGCAGGATATCAGCAATGATGAGGCTCAGATTGCTGAGCTGCAGACGTTTACCTATACCCTGCAGACGTTGGCCAGTGGCGTTATTTTGACGCTGCCACCGCTGGTACGCCATGAGGTTAAACGCGCATGCAACCTGCATTTACTAGCGTTTGAATGGTATGGCGATCGTCACCGTACCGTCGAGTTGGTGCGGCTCAGTCCGACATTACGTCATCCCAACATCTTACAGAGGGGGATGTACTCTATGCCTTAGCTAAATGACGGTGCCGAATGTATTACGCTACGTATCGGCGGTGTGTCCCATGATGACTGGCTAGACTTCGAAGTCGATTCCGACTTGCAGACCCCTGCCGATGGCTGGTCGTTCTCCGTAGGCAATGTTGAAGCGGTGTTACCGGCAGAAGTCCAGGCGGGTGCCAGGGCAGAGCTGCGCACCGTCGACGATGTGATCATGACGGGCCAGATCGATGAAATCACCGATGATATTGGCAGAAATCAGCATAACCTGGGGATGTTTAGACGTGACGCTTCGGCAGTCTTGGTAGATTGTTCTGCGCCTATCTTCACCGCCAGTTACATGACCCTGCAGGAAGTGATCGCCCAAATCGTCAAGCCCCTGGGCGTCACGGCGATCCGTATCCAGGCAGAAAAACCGCTACCCTAGAAGAAAGCGAGCATCGATCCAGGCGCCATCGCCTGGGATGCGTTGAAGAAAACAGCCGAGGCCAAGGGCCTGTGACGCTGGGTCATTGCGGACAGCACCCTGGTAATCGGCGGGCCGGATTACAGCACACCGGCAGTCGATACGCTGATCATGTGCAAGGATGGTCAGGGCAATAACCTGCTACGGCTTTCCGTGAGCGGTAACTTCAGTGCCCGTTATTCCGAGGTCACGGTACTGGCCCAGGGGCATGGAGGTGCGAAAGCCGACGGCAAGCATAACCGACTCTGCACGGTGCGCGACACCTCCGTGCCGTTCTACCGTCCCCTGATTGAGGTGGTGGCCGATACATACAGCGACGAAGAGGTGCAGTTTCGTGCCCGCAGGATGATGGCTGACACCCGGTTGCAGGGAGTTTTGATGACTGCCGTCGTCAAAGGACTGCGCACAATCTCCGGGCAACTTTGGGAGACAGGGCAACGAGTCCAAGTCAAGAGTGATAAGCACGGTATTGACGATATTTATTTTGTGATGCATCGACGCTTCAGCGGCGGAAGTAGCCAGCAGCTGCTGACTACTCTGACCCTGCGCGAAGACGGCATCTGGTTGCTGGATGCCTTCCCTAAATCCAAGCGCAAACGCAAAGGGAAGGGCAAGAAAGGCAAAAAAGACCTCTGGAGTAGTTGGGAGTAAATCGACAATGGCTAATTTGACAGATTTGATTGATAAATGTATCCGCAGGGCTCTTCGCGGCCAGCGCCTGGCTTATCGTGGCGTTCTTCACCGGTTGAATACCAAGGGTGGCGTCCAGATGACGCAAGTCTCTGGTCTTGCCAGCGAGACCAACCCGGATGTGGAGTTCTTCCAGAATTACAGGCTGACGTCCGTATCGCCCGACGGTGCCATGGCCATCATGCTGCCTATCGGCGGCGGGACCTCCCACAGCATCGTTATTGCTACCTAACACAGCAGCTACCGCCTGCAGGGGCTGGAGGGCGTCGAGGTGGCGCTCTATACCGACCAGGGGGCCAACATCATCCTCAAGCGCAACAAGGTGATCGCCGTTGAGTGCAACGACTACCAGGTCAAATGCAAGCGTTAACGCGTTGAGGACCAAGAAAGCGCCACCTTCGATACGCCAGAACTGACGGCCACCCAGCGGGTCATTGCCGAGGGCAAAATCAGCGGCAATGGCGGGATGGCCATCAAGGGCGGAGACGGCGCGACCGCCAGCTTCGAGGGGAACGTGGAACATTAAACAAGAGTGCCACCGCGCTGGCCGTTGGCGTGAGTCGCCCGAAGGATGGCTGGCTTTTGCTGATGATTGTCGTCACGTAGGCCAATAGCGCCGTCCAGACCTTCACCCATCCGGTAAAAGTGATTTAAACGGGGTTTACATGGCGTACACAATACCGCTGCTGGATGATATAGCCGCCACGCTGTTGCGGGATATCAGCAATCAGCTGCCGGATGCCGACGTCGGCAAAGACAGCGATTTTGCGATCCGCGCCAATTCCATCGCCGGTGGCAAGGTGCAGCTCACAGGCAACTCCGGTGTTGCGGTAAAGGCCGGTCTGCAGTTTCGCTCCAAAGGCAGCAGCCTGCTGTGTCAGTCCACCGAGTACGCAACGGTTGGCAGCGACGGTAACATCAACGTTGCTGCCTGTTCGCTGGAAACCCGCATCATGAGCCATTTCGAGCCGTTGTTGGTCGCGCTGGCGACCGTATTTGGATGCCGGAGATTATCTGGGTCTGGATAGTGACTATTGATGACGCACAAGTCCCGGTTTATCGCTTTTGGGCGTGCAGTTCGGTCGGCGGTGAAAGGCTCATAACCTTTAGTCAAAACCTGATTGAAAATCTATTTCAGGATTTAAAATCTGCACATACACAAGTGGTCTTTAATTACAAGGAGAAAACTACGCCATGAAAGAAATTATTTCCCCGGTCAATACCGAGGATGGCCTATTTCATGATGGTGACCCGTCTATAGGTATAGACGGCACTGCGGTGTTTGCCAAATGGTTGAACCCAGTACAGGGTGCTATTATCGGCAACCAGCAATAATTGGCCTCCGTATTTAAAGAAGCGGGAATTAAAATCTACCCGTCTAAGAAAGACCAGTTACTGGCAGCAATCAAGAAAATCACAGGCACGGCGACGGAAGGTTTTTTGAGGGTCGGTGATTTTGGATTGGGCAAAGGATCAAGGCATCTTGATGATGTGCTAAGTGAATTATATCAATTTTACCGAGTAAATAATACATCAAAAACAGGCCGGGAGACGTCGTTTACGGAGTTTTTAGCCTACCTTGCGATGGTGGTCCCTTAGCTGGTTATCTGGCTGTATCGAACAACGGAGAGCTGTGGGTCGGTAATTCGAACGGCACCGCAATGAAATGGCCACGAGCTTTAACTTCGGATAATGAAAACGATCCGATCGACGCGCTGATTCCCTGGCCAAGTGATACACTCCCCGCAGGTTACACGTTAATGCAAGGCCAAACGTTTGATAAGGAAAAATACCCTGCACTTGCAGTCGCTTATGCTGATAGCATGACCCCTGATATGCGTGGTTGGATGATTAAGGGTAATCCAGCCAGTGGCCGGACTATATTAATTAAAGAATAAGATGGCGTAAAATCACATGCTCATACAGGCATAGTGAGCGTAACGGATTTAGGCAAGAAGAATACCAGTGGTTTCGATTATAGTTCTAAAGAACCTACAGTATTTGATTATGGAAACAAATCAACTAATGAGTCTGGCTGGCATTCGCACACAGGTACGGGTAAACATGGTGATTATGTTTATCCTAACTTACTCCCAGTAGATGGTACAGGTGGTAGTGAATATAAATATAGTACGTATGGTTCAGGAAATCACACCCATACTGTTTGGATTGTCAGGCATACACACCGGGTAGGAATAGATGCTCATAATCATACTGTAGATATTGGACAGCATGGTTACAATATAACCGTCGAAAATTTTGGCAGTAATGAAAATTATTTAAAAAATATAGCTTTTAACTATATTGTTAGGCTTGCATAATGTTTAAGATAACTTCTGAAGCACGTACCCTGAAAGTTGTAAACTTTCATGGTGATACTAAGGAATATATCGGTGAGAGTGATGTTTATATAGCCCCTTATACCGGATTGCCTGTTTACTGTACGGAGGTTGCTCCAGGCAAAGAAGTAGATGGCTATAAACTCGTTTTCAATGATGAAACCCGGCTTAAATTGGCGGATCACCGGGGAACCCTCATCTATGATATTCAAACAGGAATCCGTCGATAG